AACTCTTCCCATTGGCCAGAATCTTTACAGGTGGTTTGGCGCGTCCCGTTCGTTACTTTTAGGTCTGCGTTGGTTTGGCATGTGATTTCAACGCCGCCAAGTTGAATTTTCATCAACTTGGAATTTACTACTCCAGTAGTTGGCATGGTATTATCTTTTTAAAGTGTTTGTTTTTTGCTTCTCAATACTTACCAAAGCGTCTATAAGGCTGCTTTTTGGCGTATTGTCAACCTTTATAGTGCCCGGAAACTCGGCAGGCGGCATACACCCTGGCACTCCGTAATCGGCCTTTCTTGCCATTGTTCCATCGGGTACAGCGACGGCGGAATTATCAGCAATCCACGCTTCCGCCTGTGGCTGTGACACGCCAATCACACAATTTGCCGGGTATGTTTGCCCTTGTATCGTTTTCGGATTCAATAACTTGACTTTCATCGAATTGCGTTTTGTGCCTCAAATTGTCTTCCAAGGCGTTCAAATTCTTGTTTCATTATGCCGAACACGCGGCCTTTGCTGCGTTCCCACGATTTTAAAAACCACCCGCTACCCTGAATATTCTTTGTGCCCTTCTCTGTGAAGTGCATGTAGTACCCATCCACCCGCCTACCGCTAAAATTTCCGGTCGTAGTCCTTGCAAGTTTTGCCCCTACAAACACCTTTGATTTTGCCCGGTTGAATTTCAGCACATTGATTGATCTGCCAAGGTTTCCTGGTGTATAGGTCGCCACTATTTTGCCGCTACCCTTTGGGGCGCGTATTTTTTTCGTAAGTTTTGCCGTGTTGTAACGGAAGTGAACCTTTCGGCTCTTTGGCGCTGCCGACTCAGCCGCAGCACTTGCGAATGCACCACCCAAAGCCGCCACACGCTGCCTGTTTTCGTAAAACAGTTTTCCGCATTTTTGCAGTTTGTTTACCGCGTCCTGTATTTCTTGTTCGGGTGTCATTGCATTATTACTTTTATGGTTCCGTATGGCGCGAAGTCGCATTCAGGGCCAGTCAAATACCAATTACCTACCTGCAACGCCGCAAATACATTCCCTCTTTCATCTGTTCCGCCAGCCTTCGCGTCTGCGTCATTATTCCACATCGGCCACGCCGTGGACTGTAACTGAAACGGTGTCCCCATCGGCAAGGGCGGCAACTCTCGGTAATACCTCACATCGTATACGCATTGGCGGATAAACAACTGGTTTTCTTCGTCGAAATCGTCTCTTCTGTTCAAAAAACGGATTGCGTCAATGTAATGAACAGCAGCATCGGATGTTGTAACGCCGCCAGAAAAACCGTCTATCGCATCCCTTATTATTGTGTCTATTTGCTGAGCCGCGTTGTATGTCTTAGCAAAAATATCCGCCACTATCTGCACATTATCAATCGGACTTGTATGCGTCTTTGAATCATTTGGTTTTGAGTCCCCAATCATCATCCGCACCAATGGGTACGTTTTTTCCTGCCTGGCAACAGTCGGATATACGGCAAAACTTTCTTCACCGACAGCGTCAATAATTATTTGCCGAACGGCTCCGACTGCATTCATTTTTAGGTTTGATTGTCGCGTTTTTCGGCTTCAATTACTACAAATCGGCTACGACCAAGCCTGTTTATGTTCAAGATGTCGTACTCTTCCTCTTCAAAAACAACACGCATTCGGTTTGTAATCGTCCAAAAATCTCGAAAAGTGAACTTGACTCTATTCCAGGCTACTATTTGTTGGTCTTCGCCCCGCATTCCCTCGTCTGACTGCGCTGTATATGCAACGTTTGCCCAAATGTCTTCGGCTAAATAGGAGCCTGTTTCAGGGTAGTCTCCGGTAGCATCGGCAGCACTGCTGTACTGCTTAATGCTAATGAGTTGATCCATTGCCCCGATGTCAGGGAGTAGTTTTGATAATGCACCCATAATTTATAGCATCCTTTGGGCTGACAAAAGCGCATCCGCTGACCTTTGTCGTGCTGCGTTACCACCGCCAAGCGGTATATCTTCCCTGTTTTCATACATGAAGGCAATTTTTTGAAGCATAGACTGCATCGTAACACCCGGTATTGCCGTTGTCGCTGTTGCGCCCGCCACATACGTCACTTTGATAACGTTTACGGTAGCCGCGTCATAACTAGGTATTTGCCCGGTGTTTTTCAGCGTGATTCGGCACGGTTCGCTAATTAAATCCGTGTTGTAATTAGCCGCGTTCCAAGTCACATAACTTCCACCGCTTAGATACTGTATTGAGGTAATACTCTGAATCGGGGCAACCGAAAGACGAACGCCGCAAACGGGCCAACAATCAAAATACTCCTCAATGGTTTGGGTCATAAGCGCACGGCCTGTGCCGTGTTCCGCCCACGACCTTGCCGCAATTATCAGTTCGTCCACAATAGTGTCTTCGGCCGTTACGGACGCGGGTATTTTTAGCCACGTCTTTACAAAAGCCTTTGTGAAAGGCTCCGTTGTTGGGGCTACTGTTACCTTGTACGCCATCGGGTTTGGTGCTGTGGTGAAACTGATTTTTCCCGCTCAAAAGCAAGGCTGGCAGCCACCAAAGGCTCGGCATTTCCCGCCATGATAGCGGCCATTGCTTCTTCGTCAGGCAGGTCGTACTCAACGCCTGCCTTAAATTCGCCTTTGGTGACTGTCGCCCTGATTTTCATTGCTTACGCCGTTTTCAAACACTTGATTGCGTTCTGATTTAACAGGTTGCCGTCCAAAGACATCCATCCCATAAAACCAGCCGTGCGGTTCGCCCAGTAGATTGAATCATTCCGGTCAATAGTGACACCACCAATACGGCGAATGACATACTTGGAGAAATCACCAAAGTAGATGTACTTCGTTGCCGTTACCGGGGCCGCGCCAACAGAAGGAAGATCGTTGTTGATGAAAATAGGGTACCCAAGCAGGCGGTCTGGTTCGCCAGCGAGTATGCGCTCGGTAAACAGGGTGGTTGTGTTTGTAGTGATGTCCAGTTTGCGCAGGTATGCAACCATTGTACGGTGCATCATAAAGCCAACCTTTTCGCCATTTGCGTAATACTTATCAACACTATACTGAAGGTCGATAAGTTCAGAGCCAGTGATTGCTGTAGCGGATGACGTTGTTTTGCCGATAGTCGTAGATGCTACCGATAACCCGTATGGCTGTGACGTACCTGTACCGTTGGTAAGAACGCTGTTTGCCTTACGGCTCAAACGGCCCGCCAATTGCTCAGCAAGGACGGTTTGAAGCAGCGCAACACGTTCGTCACGGATCAACTCTTTTGCCACCTTGACGATATTTGAGTCGATTGTATAGTCATTGAAAAGCACATTGCCGAATGTAAGGTCGGACACCGTAGCGGCAACGCCCTGGCCTGATATTGCGCCAGTTACACTGGTATCATCAGCCGTTGGCCACGGAAGAACACCGCCCATTACGTCATCATAAATCTGGCAGTTTTCCATCATTCCTCCAGCCCAAAGGCCCATCGCCTCCAATTGATTGGAGAACGATTGCGGAACAAGGTATCCGCCAAGGGAATTGGTGGTTGTGATTTGGGTGTTCGTGCCACGTGTCTCGAGTACTCGCATTTCCTCTGGGGAAAGCGACATATTTTGGCCGCGTGTCAACCAGCGACCGTAAACAGACTCGTAAGACATTCGTTTTTCATCCAGCGTTTTCGCGTCGTGATTTTCTTTGAGGCGCTTTTCGTCAACAAAATCCGCCTCAATCATGCGTTTTTGGCGGGCTTCGTCTTTTTGTGCGTCCAAAATGCGTTCGGCAAACGAATCCAAGTCGTCGCCCGCTTTTCGGTAGGCTTCGTGATCGGTAGGATCTGCGAACTTCCCATCTGATCCGCGCTTTTCGGCAAGCGACTTGTAGGCCGCCCATGCCCTTTGCTGTTGTTCTTGCAGTTGGATAACTGTCATTGCCTTAATTTTTTAAATTGAATAGTTGCATTCGCCGACGCTCGAATTGCTCCAGTTCGGCAATGTATTGTGTGTTTGTTTCCTGTTCCTTATTTTCAACGCTTCTGTTTTCAGAAGCGTTCAACTCTTTGAGTGCGTCAATGTGTGCGTCCATCATCGCAACGACGGCTGTTTTTGCCGCTGTGCAACTATCTGCAAGCCGCTGGAAAATTGGGGCTTCTGCGTTGTCGCCTTTGGCGTAGTACCCGTAGTTTGATATGCAGTTATTGAGCGAGCGCACCGTGTCGTTTCCGGCGTATGTTGCCCACGCTACGTTATCAACCATCCATCCAATCTCCCACGAATCGGAAGGCGCTGCAATGAGTTCAGGCGACATTACACCGCCTTCACCTTCGCCCATGTCTTCGCCGTCATCCCTTTTTTCAGTCATCGCCATGTCACGACTGCGCTTTGCAATGGTCGTGTCTGGGTTTGCTGGGTAAACAACGGGGGACGCATCATACACAATATCCACGTCCGTCAAAATCCGATGTTCTTTTCCTTCCCGCATTTCCCACTTGTCACCTTTTCGGCGGCCCGTATCGTCTTTGCGCAAGGAAAATCCCCACGAACTTTGCGTTATGTCGCCACGCTGAACCGCTACGCGGGCATTTTGCCCGTTTGGGCTGTCTGGCAAATCCACCTCATACCACATACCTACATTATCCACGCCAACGCGGGCGGTATTTGCAGAAGTGCGTCCCAAAATATTGTTTGGGTCGTGATTAAGCAATACCCGAACGTCTTGCATGTTGGCGTTTTGCAGGGCGGTGCTGGCCACTTCCTCAGTAAACCAACCCATATCATAAGGAACGCCAAAACGTAGCGCGTAGCCGCGAAGCGTAACCGTTTGGCTTTCTTCATTGCTGCGAATTTCAAGACCTGCCGGGGCAAATCTGCGCTCAATAGTGCCTTCTTTTTCGTTAGGCTGCTGACTGTGCTTGCGGTGTTCCATCGTCTTGTTTTTTTCCGCCGCTTCCGGGTTGGCCCGGTATTGGCGCGTTTTCTTCCTGTGTTTGCGTTTCGATTACCCCATTTCCGTCAATGATTGCCATATTAACGGGAACGAGGGGTTTATCAAGCCCTTCGAGCCTATTGAGGTTCTCTTTTTCGCGCACCTCGTTACGGCTCATCCATCCATTTAGGATTGCAGAAGCGTAAAAGGCGCTGCGCGAAGCGGTGTCGCCCCTTAGAAGTCCCTCGAAATTATGTCTGAAAAAATATTGCTCGCTTTC